CTTTCGTTCCTCGCGATCGTCGCATCGGCCGCCACGAACAACCTGACGCAGGTGAAGGCCACTGCAGGCCAGCTGTACTTCATCAGCGCCCAGAACCTGAGCGCATCCCCGCGCTACCTCAAAGTGTTCAACAAGGCCTCGGCGAGCGTGACGATGGGCACGACCGCCGCCGACTACCAGTTCGTGATCCCTGGCAACACGGCTGGCGCAGGTGTCGTGCTCAACATCGACAAGGGCATCGCCATGGGCACCGGCATCACAGTTGCCGTGACCGGTGGCATCAGCGCTACGGACAACACCTCCATCAGCGCCAACGAGGTCACCGTGCTCGTGGGGTACAAGTGAGTGCTGCTGTGGCTGCTGAATCTCGACTTTGCGGCGTCAGGCACGAACACGCCGCCACCGGTCACGACCGTCATTGTCGACGCGGGTCGCCGTCGCAAGCGGCGGATGTTCGTCGAGATCGATGGCAAGAACTTCGAAGTCGAATCAGCCGAGCACGCCCAGGCACTGCTCGATCAGGCCAAGGCCCTTGCCAGGCAGGTCGCCCCTCAGAAAGCCGAGGAACGTCTCGTCGTCCACCTCGAGCTCTCACCGAAGCTGCGACCGAAGATCGATCGGCCTCACATCGTCACGAGAGACCCCGAGCTTCACGCCATCGTGCGACAGGCGCGGGAGATCATTTCGGAGACCTACAAGGCCGCGTATCGGGATGCCGAGATCGCACTTCGCCTGAAACAGCATCTGCGCGAGTTCGATGACGACGACGAAGATTTGCTGATGTTGCTCTAGCGACCAAGCCGTAACAGGAGTCGCAACATGTTGATTCAGAACAAGGGCTAAACAATGCCCTTCGTCAAAGGCAAGTCCGGCAATCCAGGTGGCCGGCCCAAAGAGAACGACGAGGTCAAGCGCCTCGCTCGCAAGCATTCCAAGGCGGCTATTGCCCGCCTCAAATTCTGGATGGAAAGCGACAATCCCAAGGCGTCTGTATCCGCCGCTCAGGCCCTTCTGGATCGAGGTCACGGGAAGCCTGCGCAGGCGATCGAGCATTCAGGCGAGATCACGGAGCGGCGCTTGATCATCAATGAGTGACATCGTCTACGACTATTCTGATGCGCCCACCATCAAGCGTTTTAGTCAGTCGAGGAAGTTCATTCGGGGGCTGATGGGGCCGTTCGGGTCTGGGAAAAGCTCTGGATGCGTGATTGAGCTCATCAAATGGGCCCAGCGCCAGCATCTGGTGAACGGGAAGCGCCGAGCGCGCTTTGCGGTGATCCGCAACACCTACAAGCAGCTCGAAGATACGACGATCCGGACGGTGCACGAATGGTTGCCGCCGAGTAGCTTCGGCCGCTACCTGAAGGATGACCATAACTACCTGATTAACCGCCTCGATCCGGAACTGGAGATCGAGCTCCTGTTTCGGGCGCTGGACCGTCCAGAGCACATCAGCAACCTGCTATCCCTGGAACTCACCGGCGGCTGGGTGAACGAGGCCCGTGAGGTTCCGTGGACGATCATCAAGGCGCTGCAGGGTCGCGTGGATCGGTTCCCGCCCATGAAGGACGGCGGCGTTGTAGACCCCGGCATCATCATGGATACAAATCCGCCAGACGATGAGTCATGGTGGTATGAGCTATTCGAGGAAAAGCGGCCCGATAACTGTGCTGTGTTCAAGCAGCCCGGTGGGCGCGACCCGGATGCCGAGAATCGGAAGAACCTCGGACCCAACTACTACAACAATCTCGCCTCAGGCGCGGATAGCGAGTTCATCAAGGTCTACGTAGATGGACGCTACGGCTTCGTGAAGGACGGGAAACCCTGCTATCCAGACTACAACGATGCCCTGCACTGCGGGGATTGCGAGCCCGTGAAGGGCGTCAAGATCAAGCGCGGTTGGGACTTCGGCCTCACGCCAGCATGCGTGTTCACCCAACTGCGGCCGGAAGGGCGCTTTGTGGTGTTCGACGAACTGATTGGGGACGACATCGGGATCAGTAGTTTTGCCGATACGGTGCACCGGCACAGCGCCGAGCAATACCCCGGCTTTGAGTTCGAGGACTATGGTGACCCTGCCGGCGAGCAGAGCTCAGCCATGACGCAGGACAAGGAGGAGAAAACCTGCTTCGACATCCTCCGCGGGAAAGGCATACAGATTCAGGCCAGCGAGCAGAATCTCACCATACGGCTGGAGAGCGTGAAGAAGCCGGTGAACACGCTTCTGGCCGGACGCCCACAGATGCAACTCAGTCCGAAGTGCAAGAAGCTCAGAAAGGGATTTCAGGGTCGATATCAGTACAAGCGGATCAAGGTGGCCGGCTCACAGGAGCGATACCACGATGACCCGGACAAGAACGAATACTCCCACCCGCACGACGCACTTCAGTACGTCGCAGTGAAGGTGTTCGGGAATGCTGTGCGCTCGAAGGAGGATCGCGCCAAGCGTATGGGGAAACTTGCCGTCGATACCCGCGGCGTCGTCTAGCACTGGGGAATTCGTTGCAGTAATATTCCTGCCCGTTCCCGGCGCAATGCCGAACGCGCGATCCGACCTGCATCCGCAGACAGTCGGGCCCCTGCTGGAGCCTCACCAGCTATCAGGGTCCGACAATGAACCGAGCCGAGTACGAAGTCGTCATCAACCGCCTGAAGGCGGTCGAGGCGCGTTGTGAGCTGCTGGAGGAAGCGCTCAAGCGGGCCACCGTAAAGGCCAGCGACTTCGACGCTGCGGTCGAGGCGGAAATGACTCGCGGCAAGAAGGGCGAGAAGCGCCTTGGCGCGTGATGCCTCAGCACGCGACGAGGACCTGATCCGCGCCATCGACGACGCGGAAGAGTTTTCGTATTCCTCGGACGACAACAGCCAGCTCGCAAACGACCGAGCCAAGGCGATCGACTACTTCCAGGGCGTGAACACCGACCCGGCGCCGGAAGGGCGCTCGCAGGTCGTGGACCGCTCTGTCTTCGAGACGATCCAGTGGATTTTGCCGTCACTGATCGACATCTTCGCGAACGGTGATGATGTCGTGTCCGTCGGGCCCGTAGGCCCCGAGGACGAGGCCGCCGCCAAGCAGGAAGGCCAGTACCTCAACCACGTGGCGATGAAGAAAACGCCGTGGTTCCAGATCTGCATGGAGTGGTTCATCGACGCCATGCTGACCCGGAACGCGTACGTGTACGTGTACCGGGACTACAAGCGCAACGTCGAGATCGAGCGCTACGAGCGACAGACTCGCGCAGGCGTTGCGATGCTCACGACAGGCCCCAACGGCCAGTCCGACCCCGACGTTCAGGTCATCGAGCAACGCGAGTATCCCGACCCTGATGGCGGCATGGAGCCTGTCATCGGCGAGTCAGGCCAGCCGCTCGTGCAGATGGTGATGGGCCCCCAGGGCCCGCAGCCGCAGCCTGTCATGCAGCCTGCGATGCTCTACGACATCACGCTCCGGCGCACCGAGAAGGAAGGGCGTTACTGCATCGATGTGCTACCGCCCGAGCGCTGCAAGATCAGCCATCGCACGCCGAGCTACCGGCTCGAGAACTGCTCCTACTTCGAATACTACGAATACCAGACGCTGTCGGAGCTGCGCGCGTCGGGGTTCGACGTGCCGGACGACATCGAGTCGGACTCGGACGATGATGACCTGACCATCGAGGCGTACGCCCGCGATCGCTTCGCCGAGAACGTGGGCGATGACCGTCCGTCCGACCCCGCCATGCGCCGGGTGAAGGTGCGCACGATCTGGATTCAGTTCGACCACGACCAGGACGGCATCGCGGAGATGCAGCGGGTCGTTCGGGTCGGGCGCACGGTGCTCGACCGGGAAGAGGTGGGGCGCATCCATGTCGCCTCCATCGTCCCCATCATCATGCCGCACCGGCATATTGGCCTCTCGGTGGCCGACATCACGATGGACCTGCAGGACATCAAGCGGGCCATTCTCCGAGGCGGCCTCGACAACCTGTACCTGTCGAACAACGGCCGTATCGCTGTCTCGAACAAGGTGAACATCGATGACGTGCTGATCTCGCGTCCCGGCCAGCCGATCCGCGTGGATTCGGATGTGGCGGATGTCGGCCAGCACGTGGTGCCCGTGGTTGCGCCCTTCATCTTCCCGCAGGCGATGGAGGGGCTCGACTACATCGACTCCATCAAGGAGATGCGCACCGGCGTCAACCGCAACTTCAACGGGCTCGACGACAACGCCCTGGCGCCGAATCAGTCTGGTGTCGCCATCAACCAGCTGACGACGATGGCCGCCCAGCGGGTGAAGCTGATTGCGCGGATCTTCGGCGATGGCATGCGGGACCTTTTCAGCATCCTGCACGAAGTCATCCTGAAATCAGGCCACAAGCGGGAAGTGGTGCAGATCGCGGGCCAGTGGGTAGATGTAGACCCGGCCACGTGGAAGAAGCGCAAGGACTTCAACATCACGGTCGGCTACGCCGCCGGCAACCGTGACGCGATGATGCAGCGGCTGCTGCTGCTCGGTCAGAAGCAGATGGAAGCGCTCACGGCTGGCATCCCGGTCGTCACGCCGCAGAACCTCTACGAGACGAACGTCGAGCTCACCAAGGCCGCGGACTTCAGCTCCCCGGATCGCTTCTGGACGGACCCGAAGAAGATCCCGCCGCGTCCGCCCCAGCCCGATCCGCTCATCGCCCAGGCGCAGATCAAAGCGCAGGCGGACCTTCAGACCACGCAGATCGAACTGCAGCAGAGGGACCAGCAGGCGCACCGGCAAGAAGCGCTGGAGAAGTACAAGGCGGACTTGCAGGCGCAGACGCAGCTGATCATCAAGGGTCAGGAAGCCGCCCACCAGCGCGAGTTGGAAAAGATCAAGGGCGAGCACGCTGCAGGCCTTGCCGCCATCGGCGCTGCGCTCGATCCGAAGCTCCACGAAGCCAAGGCCACGGCCGACCAGACGAAGCAGCACGGCGATGTGGTCGAGCAGTGGCGCCAGACCCTCGACCAGCACCGTGAGCACACCACCAAGATGATGAACGACATGTCGGCCACGCTCAAAACGATGGCGGGACCGAAGAAAGCGATCCGCGGCAAAGACGGGCGCATCGAGCGCGTGGAGCCGGCATGAACGACATCGAACGCGGCACGCACGCCGAGAAGCTGCTCAACGACCCGCTGCTCGCGGAAGCCTTCGAGGCCAAGCGCGTGCAGCTGCTCCTAAGCCTCGAAGACCTGTCGATGAGCGACGAGAAGGGCGCGGAGCAACTTCGGTTGAGCCTGAAGCTCCTGAAGGGCCTGCGCGCCGATCTCGAAGGCTATGTCCGTGACGGCAAGGTCGCCGCACAGAAGCTCGAGGATGAGCGCAAGCGTCGCGAGTCGACGCTGATCAACCGATTCACAGACTGGAGACGTAACCGTGCCTGAAGCAGCAGCCGACCAAGCCGCAGCCCCTGCGGAGTCGCTGATCGATCAACTCGCCAAGGGATTCGACCAAGCCGATCCCGTCGAGCCGACCAAGCCTGAAGACGCTGAAGCTCCCGAAGCTGAAGCGGCTCCCCAGGAGTCGGACGATGGAATGGAGGACGTCGAGTACGAGGGCCAGAGCTATCGCGTTCCGAAAGCTCTGAAAGAGGCGATCATCCACAAGGCCGATTACACCTCCAAGACCCAGGAGGTCGCGAGCGCACGGCGCAACGTCGAGCTGCTGCAGGACGCGATGAAGGCCGCACAGGCCGAGCAGGCATTCAATGCCTCGATCGCCCCTGAGATCAACCAGCAGGCGACGACCGAAGCGCGCCGACAGGATCTCCTGAACCGATGGGCCTCGCTCTCGATGGACGAGAAGCAGGAGGTCTATCTGCTCGATCACCAGATCGCAAACCTGCAGAAGGCCATCGACGGCAAGCGCAACGAGTTCATGGGCAAGCAGCAACAGATTGCCAATGAGCTCAAGGCGAAGGCCCGCGATGTCGTGCGCAAGGCGATTCCGAACTTCTCCGACAAGGTCGCAGAAGCCATCGCCGCGCATGCCATGGAAGAGGGCTACACGAAGCAGGAGATCGATGCGATCTGGGACCCGCGTCACGCGAAGACTCTCTGGAAGGCCATGCAGTACGACCAGCTCCAGAAAGCCGCCATCAAGACGCCCAAGGCTCCCGCCGTGGTGAAACCGGGTGCGAGTAACCCGATGCCACAGGCGACCAAGAACGATTTGGCCATGCGGAAGGCGCAGAAGTCGGCTTCGACATCTTCGGACAAAGCGAAGGTGATCCAGGCGCGGCTCGAAGCGAGCTTCCGCTAGAGGATTTCGACATGACGGTTCTCACGAACACGACCCAGACCTTCAACATCGGTACCGCAGGCGGTATCCGCGAGGATCTGGAAGACAAAATCTGGGACTTGTTCCCGGAAGACACCTGGGCGCTCACGAACCTCGACAAGACCGACGCGTCGAGCACGTTCCACGAGTGGCTGGGCCAGCAGCTCGCAGCTCCGGCTTCGAACATCCAGATCGAAGGTGACGATGCCTCGTTCGCGCTCGCAGCAGCGCCGGCTCGCTACGGCACCTACACGCAGATCGCGAGCAAGACCTTCCTGATCTCCGATTCGCTCGAAGCGACCAATCGTGCGGGCCGTGCGAAGGAAGCCGCGCGCGTCATGGTCGTGAAGATGCGCGAGTTGAAGCGCGACATCGAGCAGGCGGTGACACAGAACCAGATCTCCACCGTCGGTGGCGCCGGTACCGGCCGCTCGACCGCAGGCATGGAGAGCTGGATCGGTGGCCCGACGTCCGACCCCTCGGGCGCCGCGGCGAATGCGGTTCGCTCGACCACGACGGCCAATACGACGACGACCCCTGCGGTGACGTCCGGCGCTGCCGGTACCGCGCCGACGGACGGCACGACGACCGGTGCACTCACCAGCACCGCGCTGAACCTTGCCCTGCAGGGCGCGTGGGCCCAGGGCGGTAACCCGCGAGTGATCCTCGTCGGTGCCTCGCAGAAGACCGCGATCGACGCCCTCACGGGCGTGGCGACGCGCTTCGTCGATGTCTCGAAGGGCGAGCAGGCGAGCATCGTCGGTGCGGCGAACGTGTAC